CTATCTACTACGTTACTTACATCCACGATAACCGCAGCTGAATCGGCAAGGATATTAGTACCAAGTATGCCTTCTCCAATTATAAAAGCCTGGGCAAACGATGGCCCGGTACTAAAGTTAATTACCGCGTTAATTACTGGAAGTGTCATTATCCTACGATCGCCCCATTAGGTAGTTGGATATACCCGTTTTTGTTAGCCGCGATAACAGCATCGTTAATAAGACTTACTAACTCATCCTGCATAACTAACGTGCCAGCCTCAACGTTTACCGTGATATTTGAAGAGGAACTAGAACTACTGCTAGTTGGAATTACAGGGAACATATTTTCTAAATCATAAAATGAGGATGGTACATAAAGTGGTGGTGGTATTACTTCAGTTGTAACGCTACCGCTTGTACCGCCAAGCCCTGCACCAGTAGCAGCGGCAGCAGCGGCGGCGGCGGCAGCGGCCTTCGCAGCAGCAGCGGCGGCGAGCTCATCAAAATTTCGATCTCTACTTTGATAAGGATTTACAGTTACGCCTGCAATCATGCCTAGTTTTACAGCAATATCACTTAAAGTATTTAGCCACTCCTCAAAGGGATTTAGAGAAGGTTTAATGCCAATAATGTCGGCAGTTAGTTTGGCTGTAGCTCTTTGAGATGCCTCTAGTTTTTGCTGTAACTTATCTGCTAATTCATCGTTTTCATTAAGGATTGCTTGCTGTAGTTGCAGGCGTAGTTTTTCCTCATCGGTGATTTTGCCTTTAAGGGCTGCTGCTACTTGAATCTTATCGAGGTCAAACATGGCAGATGCCTTGGCCAGTTTGTCTGATTTTTGCTTAGCTGCTAATTCTAGTTTGGCTTGTTTTGCCCGTGCTGCCGCAGCTGCAGCCTCAGCCTTTTTAAGCGCATCGGCGTTTTTCTTGTCTAGCTCAGCTTGCTTTTTTTCCTCAGCTAAAAGTGCCTTGTACTCTGTAAGGTCAAATCGTTGGCCAAATTTTAAGCCGTTTGTACCTTCTAAGAAATCTTTTTGTTTTTTGCCTAATGCAAGGTATTTAGAATCTAGCCCATCTACTGCAACGCCAACGGCTGCAATAATGCCGATAATGCCAGCCGCTACGGCTATACCGCCTAAAGGATTAAGTACGAAAGCCTGGGCGATGGCAGTAGTTAGGGCAACAACTCTTAAAGCCTTCATAGCTTTAGTAAGGCCGCCCATTATTCTTATAATTGCAGTTACGCCAGCTTGAATCTTGCCAACTACGAATAAGGCAGCAAACGCTGCACCTACTGTTTTAATAACAGGTAAGAAATCTTGAACTACTTGGCCTAGTCTGGTGATTGACTCCCCGGCGTATTTGCCAAAGTCTATAATTTTTTGTTGTAATGCCTCAATATCCTGCGATCCAGTAGCGACAATAAGCGCATCGATAATGCCTTTACCTAGCGACTCTTTAGCCTCATCTAAGGCAGCCTTAATGCGCGCCAATTTACCTGCAAAGGTATCGGCTGCTACGGCAGCACCGCCGCCAAAAATGTCATTAAATTTAGCCATAATCTCAGTTGCAGACATGGTTTTAAGTTCAAGCTGTGTAAGGCCAAGGGCATATTTTCTTAGGCCTTTTGTGTTACCAAGTTGAGCAGCAGCCAAATCTGATACAACTGTGTTTAAGTCAATACCACTAGCTGCACTTACATCCATCGCCAGGGTTAAGGCATCCTGCGCTAAAGCTACTGAGCCTAGGGTTTGTACAAGTTTTGCCATGGCTGGCCTTAGCTCAGAATCAGATACACCTGTAGCTAACTGCAGCTGACCAATAAAAGCCTCGACCGATTTAGTGGCCATGCCAAAACCTAGATTATTTAAAGTGTTGGCAAGTAGAGCTGCGGATTTTTCTTCCTCTGCAAACGCCTTTATAGCCTGATTAGTTAAGGCAAGGATTGAGCCGCCAATTAACGCGCCTTTAAGTTTTTTGCCTAACTTATCTATAGCCTTTTCAGTTTGGTTAAATGCCTTCTTACCGGTGAATTCGGCAGCAATATCAATAACTATATTAGAGGCCATTACTTCACCACCTTAGATCGCTTGTTAAACATTAACCTGGCTTTTTGAATAGCTTGTAAAACGCCATCCTGCGCCTTGCCTTGGTTTTCCTCATAAGCACGATATAAAACGCGCCCTTGCATTTTCTGCGATCCCTTCAACTGACCGCCTGCCTTATTGTTTAAGTTCCGTACGAATACGCTATTAGGTGTTATTCGACCAGCAGTTTCATAAATAGCACCAGCTGCAGATTTGTTAAACAATCTTGCTAACGATCTAAATCCGCGTGTGTTTGGCTTGCTTGGCGATGTCTTATAACCAATGCCTGCATCGACCGCCTTAGCATTGTAGGTTGGAAACCTGCCTTGGCTGTTTGTCTTAGGTAGCCAATTACTTAAGATTTGAGAATCGCCCACCGCGTAACCGCGAGCAGCTTTGGCAACTGGCTTTAGGGCGACTCCCATCTCCTTAGTAACTAACTTTGCCAGATCAGGGGCATAGGCGCGTAAAGCCTTACGCAGTTCTATTGCGCCCTTTACCTCGACTGGCATTTCGTGCCTCCTTGTTACGGTCTTTTAATCCCATTAACATCGCTTGCAACATCCTGTGATCTAGTTCCAATAAATACTGTGGCGCGATAGATGTCTCTAAACTGATCCGTGCGATCAGGTAAGTGAATGAATCGCGCCCTATGGTAAAGGGTCATCGTCTAACACTTCCACCTTGGCAAGCATGTCCATGAACTCTGCGCCAAATAGCGGAATAGTTACAGCTGCTCTTTTAAGACACTCATAAGCTAACCAGTAAACATCGGTTTGCTTTTGATCCTCAACAAAGCACTTATGAAAACCTTTACCTTTATACAACTCAAAGGCATACTCGATTGACGGCGTAATCTGATGCTCAGTTACCTCGCCAGTTGCCCTTGTTATTTTGAGTTTTGCCATTTTGTTTGCCCTTTCGTATTTAGGTTAGAACGCAACCGTAGGTGATACGGTTACAACGGAATTGACTGTAAATGAAAGGCTAGATGCAGCTTCATCGGCTACGCCACCGTTACCTACAGGAGTTAAGTTATTTACCAAAATACTAAATTGGTATGAAGGATTAGCAGCTGATACAGCTGTACCTTTTACTGTAATCATTGACACGGCTAAAGTTTGACCAGCTGCGGCGTTTAGCGTTGCCATTACCTGACCAGCTGCCCAGTCATTTAGGAAGTCGATGCTCAGCGTTGCAGCTTGTAGGCCGGCCGTAAATCGATGACTGAGATCGCCCATTGTTGTAATTTCGAGTTCGTCCCAAATTTGTGTAAGCGTAGTTGCCGTTACATAACTAGAGATGTCAACGCTAGGTACTGTTGGCGCGGCTGCTGTGGCAAGTTTAATGCCAACATTGTTATTAAGATAAATTGCCATTGTGTTTATTCCTCGTCTGTTTTTGTAGTGGCTTTAGATGGTGCTGCGTTTTCTTTCACTTGGCCAACTTTAATTAGCCAGGCTAACTCTGTATCTTTATCAGGCATTTTTTAACTCCAACTCGTTAGTATAGATATATTAAATTCGGCTGTTAAAAGATCGCCGCTATCTGCATTTAATACGCCGGGCGCGCTAACGCTAGTTATATTAAATACAAGGTTAGATGCAGCTAATTTTGTATAGGCTGCAACGATAAAATCCTCAATGCCCTGCAGGTTGCCCTGGTTATCGAACATGGGAACAGTTAGCAAAATCTTAAAATTAGCCATCGGTGAAATAGTTATCTGGCTATTATTGCTGGGCGTTAGGTATGGATCTGCCGGTATTACTACGCAGCTGTTAGCCAAGATAGTTGCAGGCGGATATGCAAATACCGACCAAACTCCGTTATTGGTTAAAGCCGTTGCGATAGTGCTACGCAGCGTGGTAATTGCAGCGGTAGGCATTCACCCCACCATGCTATTCGGACTCATGTACGGGGCTAGTAAGCCTCGTATCTTGCCTATCATGCTGTTGCCCATGCGGTAAGGGCTAGGGCTAAAGCCATCGAGTCCTACGCCCCCGGTTTGACTGACCTGCCTGGCCTGCCAAATATCAACGGCCAAGATCATCGCAGCTTGGCGAACGCTTGCTGTATTAACATAAGTATCTGTTTTAGTATCCACACCTCTAGCAACGCCATAAGGCAATACGCGCCTAAAGTTTTGATCGGCTGCAACCTTAGCAAACTGAATAAAGCTATAACCCTGTGGGTATTGGAAATAATTAAGCTGCAGATTAAACGCAGGCAAAATATTAGCTGTGCCTGTTGAAAATGGAATAGTGCCTGTAATTGTGTGTGGACCGTTAAAGGTTGATCCAGCCCCGGCAATAGTTACTGATTGTGTCGCAGTAAATATGCCGGGGTTAGCGATCATTACGGTTGCAACGTTGCTTACCAATGCAGTCCCCACGACTGGCGCAGAATCAAACCAAAGGAAACTGTTAATTTGATCTTGCGCGGCTTGGCAGCACTCCTCAACCGTACTATCTGAGTAAAGAGTACCTATTCCAAGATTAGAACGTAGTTCGGCTACGGTGACGTATGTAGCTGGCATCTCGGTACTCCTTACTTAGTAGGGGTCGGTAGGGCAAAGGGCTAATGCCCTACCGACTATCAGGGATTTACTTACGGTGTTACTGCGATCTTGACGATACCGTTAGGCATCTTGGCAATAGTTGCCATGAAACCATAAATTGCCACCTGCACCTGCAGATTTGAAACTACATTTACACTCATATAAGCCTGATTGCTGCGATAAACGGTAAATGCTTCTGGTGCAAGGATTACAGCTGAGTTATCATCAAACGCAGTTTGTGTAAAGTTTTTATCGATATAGAGGTCTAATCCAAGCACGTTACCGCGGATTGATGTAGGTGCAACCTGTCCAGCTGCGTTCATTGGCTGTGTAGCGTTGTAAATTGGGCGGCCTGTGTTATCGATCGCGCCAAGTAATTTCTGATATTGCGCTGGATTTCCGATGTAGTTCTGCGCAAAATAACCTGTGTTTTTATAAATAAAGGCTGCGCTTTGTGATGTGTAGTCAATAATGCCATCACTATCAGCACTTACTGCACCTGATGATGTACCAGCTGCTAATAGGGCTGTAAGCGCAGCTGTATCAATAGCTGTTAAATAAGCATTTTGTAGTTGCTGTGTAAGCTCATCATAAAAGCCAGGGTATCCAGCTCTTTCAAGTAGCTCTACAGATAGCGTATTCATGCCGCTGTACTTAGATACTGTGCCACTTAGATAAGCAGTTTCCATACCTGTAT